GAACTCAACAGGTCATGGAAAAGTAGTGGTTCAGTATTATGACAAAGAAGGAACATACGTATTCCTACCAGAAAATAAAAAGATTATAGATTTTATACCTAACATACTTAAATCTGGTCCTGCGTTTGTTATAGCTAAACGATATGCGTTTGACCAAATGCAATCACAGTTTCAACACATTACAGGACTTATGGCAAACATGGCAAAGATTAATATTCTTGGAACTATTGCTATGGAAGATGCAGTATTTACAGAAACAAACATAGTCGGTGAGATTGAATCAGGAAAATATAGAAAAGGCAGATTTGCTGTTAACTATTTAACTCCAGGTTCACAAGTGTCAAAGCCAGTCAATAATCTACCATACCAATTATTTCAACAAGTAGATAGACTTGAACGACACTTGCGACTTGGTGCATCATATCCTGTATCTGATGATGGACAATCTCCTAACAGTTTTGTTACTGGTAGAGGTTTAGAGGAGTTAGGTCAATCTGCATCATTACACGTTAGAGAGTATCAAACTATTATGAAAGATGCTTTAGAGGAAATGGATGCTAAAAGACTTGAATATGATGAGTTGATGTTTGGTAAACTTCGTAAACCTATGGCAGGTAGATATAAAGGAACATCCTTTAAAGAAAACTACACACCAGAATCTGACATATCAGAAATCTATGAAACAAGAAGAGTTTATGGTGTTATGGCAGGGTTTGATGAAGCACAAAAAATTATTACTGGTTTGCAATTAAAACAACAAGGAATTATTGACACACAGACATTACAAGAAAATATGGATGGATTGGATAACATAAGTAGAATACAACAACGTATACATTCTGAAAAAGCAGAAACTGTTTTGTTTGAAACACTTATGTCACAAGCTGCACAAGGTGACCAAAAAGCATTAATGGCAGCAATAGAGATAAGAAAAAATCCACAAAAAATGTCAGAGATACTAGATAAATTTTATACAGCAGAAGGTGAAGAACCTACACCAGAAGAATTAGCTTTACTTGGACAAGGTGGACCACAAATACCTACAGGTCCAGGTGGTGGATTACCAGGAATAGAACAAGTTCTAGGTGCATTAGGTCAACAACCACCACAACCACAAGGAGTACCTGGTGGATGAACAAGAAGTTATCGCTAAGTTTTATAATATAATTAATGGAGAAGATTGGTCTGAAGATGTATTTACAGGCACAGATGAGGGAGAGATAGTTATGAAAAACTTTATTACTATACCTACACCACATCCACACTTTTTTATTAATTTAACATTCGAGTACGAATATAACCCAAGACTAGGAGATGATTTCTTTGGCTAAATATAACAGAGGAAGAAAAAGTAAAGCATTAGAGGAAGCTACTGACCTAACACAATCAGGTGCGTTTGCAGATATAGTTGCACCACCTAGAATGGAAGGCGACCCAACAGGACAAACAACAGCATTGGAACAACAAGCAGAAGCTATTAGTCCAATGCAACAAGAAGTAGGTGCTACAGGAGGTATGCCTAGCATTTCTAACTTGCCACCTATGAATATAGCTGCACCAACAAACAAACCATTTGAACCAATACAATCAGGAATACCTTATGGACCTGGTGACAATGGTGGTATGGCTATACCTACTGATACAGTAGCTAATATTTTTAAAGCAGCTAAACGAATATTACCTGACCCAATATGGGATGAGTTATTAGAAGCAGATATAGACATAGGATAATATGGATTACAAATCTAATTTTTTTGTACCTTCATATTTCAAACAAGGTTTAGCAGAATCTACATCTAAAAATTTAGATGAAATATCTCAATTTGAAAGAGCTATATCTCCTGAACTAGTAGAAGCTATGCGTGATATGGCATACACATATCCATCTTTAGATAGAAGATTAGTTGCTTATTTGCCATTAATGGGATTAAAAGCAGATGATGAAGATGTACTAAAAATTGCACAGACACAACAAAAAGCTATGGAAAAGAAACAACGTGTAAAAATTAATACAAATGTTGGTGGTTTTAAGAGAGCAACACAGTTAGGTTTCTTAGCTATGGATAGTGCATTTCAAAATATATCAAGAAATTTTAAATCATCTGTAGTAGCTGCACAAGAAACAGATACACCAGTTCCTTTTGCAGTTGGTGCTAACTTGATATCAGGTTTGTTACCTACAGAAAAATGGACAGAAAATGCAAGACAGGCAACTTTAGGAAAAGATTTTAATGATACATACAACAAAGCAAAAGAAGCATATGGAGAAAACGAATTTCGTAGAGCATTAAATGAAATAGATGCAGGTAAACCACTTAACTTAGGTGTTGGAATTTTACCTAATTCAATAGCGTTAGAAGATACAGATGTATATAGTAAACAGATTAAATTAGGTAAATCTCCAACAGAAGCATATGAAGCTGCTGCTGCTGTTTATGGTAATCCAATAACAGAAGAATTTGAACGTGATGAATACCAATATAAATATACAACTAAAACAGGAGAGAGAATACCAATATCTCCTGGTCGTATAGTTGCAGCACAGTTTTCACAAGAAGGAGAAATATCATATGCTTTAACATCTACAATTATTGATGGTGCATTTAGATTAGGTGCAGACCCAATTAACCTACTTTTAGGTTATGGTAGTGCAGTAAAAACTGCAGGTAGAAGCGTTGTATCGGCAGCAGAAGTTGCACAATACGTAGATGATGCTGCTTTTATTACTAGAGCGTTAAATACATTAAAGCCAACAAAAGCAGGTAAAGAAGCTAGAAGAATGACTTTTGGTAAAACTGCAGAACAAATTCTAGATTCAAAATGGGGAGATAAATTTATAGAAGCATTAACTGTAAATGAATCTGTTGCAAGATTAAAAGACATACCAACATTTTCAAAAGTAGATACTAGAGTTTTAAATTTATTAGCAAAAGTAAAAAATAAAGAATCTATGAAAGAGATAGTTACTTCATTACTTAAAAATGGTGATTTATCAGATTTAATGATTGCACCTTATTCAGGTACTTTTGTAGGTCAAGAAATTGCACAAGCAGCTACATTAACACCTATAAATAAATTACCTATGCGACAATCTGTTGTTGCTGAAATGGCAAATCAATTAGCGTATAAGTTTGGTGGTAAAGCAGTAGATATAGCACCATTAAGAAATAGCATAGGTGCTTTACTTGGTACTCCTAAAAATGACCCATTTAGAGGTATTATCGGTATCGGAGGTTCTTTAAAAAATGCATTACCACAAAGAGTTAAAAGACTATTTGATTTAGCACCAAGTAAATTTGCTTCTATTAATTATATTGCAGAAACAATAGAAAATATAGATGGCGTTTTAATAGCTATGGGTGAGGACCAACTAGGTAGAGATTTTATAATTAATGAATTGTTAAATTCTAAAAATCAAGATGACATTGTAAAAATTGTTAGAAAAGTCAATAACAAAATGAAAGATAAAGTAATTAAAGATAATCCTGATTTAAAAGATGATGAAGAATTAATTACTGAAGTTATGGATTTTGTTAATAATGAGTTAGTAGAGAAAAGAAAATATTTATATGATTCAGATGGTATGCCATTATCTTTTCCAGGTACTAAGTATAAATTAAGACCTGACAGAGTAGATGAAGAAGGAAACATATTAGAAGCTATTGAAGTTGCAGTTCCTACTGCTTTTTCTATTGGACAGTTTGCTGATAACTTTGTTCCATTAACAGACTACAACGAACTCGCTAGAGCATTGTCTAAATTTAGAAGATTGGTTGGTCCAAGTAATAGTGGTTTAAGAAAGTTTTTATCAACTACTTGGGGTAAAAAAGATTACTCTTTAATGGAAAAAATTATGCAACAAGCAAAAATACCTACACGTGGATTAAAAACTAATTACGCTAAAAAAAATACAACGTTAGCACCTAAGAGTTATTTAGAATATATTTATTCTGATTTCATTATGCAACGTGCATTAAAACCAGTTTGGATGCTTAGACCTGCTTTAACATTACGTGTACCACCAGAAGAAGCTGTACGTATTGCTATGTATGGTGGTCCTAGTGTGTTTAGACACCCTTTGTTATTAGCTTCATTGAAAGCAAGACCATTTCCTAGAGTTGTAGATAAATTAAATTTAGATAAATCAGACCCTGTATTTGTGCAAATGCTTGACAATTTAGGAGAGCAATTATTTGCTACAAGAATTAACTCTGATGAGATAGATAGCGTAGCAGAATTAATTGGAAATGTTGATATGAAAAAATCAATAGAAAATTTGAAATATGAACAAATACAACAAATAATGAAAACTCTTAGATTAAATACAAATGCATCAGGTCAAGTTGGAGATTCATTTATACAATATGCTATTGATGGCAATAGTGCTACAGACTTTGCATTTGATGAAATAGTAGGAGATTTAAAAAAACTAAAAAGACAATCATTATTAAATTTTAACAAATTAGAAGATATGGGATTTGGTGATGTACAAAGTGTTAATGTTGCAGGTGGTTTTTTACATCCATTTTTAAATCCATCTGCAGGAATTAATAATGGATTTAAAAGAGGTGCTATATCTGTAGTACCTAATAAAAAATATAAACAAATATTAGAGTTTGAAAATATAGAAGATGTAGGAAAATTAGTAAGACAGTATGTTACAAATCCATCTATAGAACCACAACTTCTAAAAGCTAATCATGGTGTTTCTGTAAATATTGTAGAAAACAATTTGATATTAGATGTTGTTGTAAATCTTGGTGATTATGATGAAATCAAAACATTAGCACAAGCTGAAACATACATACGAAATGCTTTGTCTATTGCTATAAAAGCACATCAACCAAAAATACACATGAGAAAAGAAATACTTG